TTCAGTTTTTGGTGGTGAAGAATTAATTCCCCCACAATATGGAAAAGTTTTTATTAGTATAAAACCAAGATTTGGTGATTTTTTACCAAATCTATTAAAAGAAAATATAAAATTAAAATTAAAGAAGTATGCTGTTGCGGGTATTGTACCTGAAATTTTAGATCTAAAATATCTTTATATCGAAGTAAACTCAAAAGTTTATTATAATACAAACTTAGCACCTTCATCTGCAGAAGTTTCTACTATTGTTTCTAATAACGCAGAAAAATATGCAGACTCTACTGAGTTAAATAGATATGGTGCAAGATTTAAATATAGTAAGTTCTTAAAGATAATTGATGATAGTCACCAATCTGTGACATCGAATATTACTATTATTAATATGAGAAGAGATCTTAGAATTGTTCCAAATACATTTGCTGAATATCAAATTGGATTTGGAAATAGATTCCATATTAGAAGTAATGACGGATATAACATAAAATCTAGTGCATTCAGAGTATCTGGAATCCAAGAAAATGTTTATATAAGTGATATTCCAAGTTCTGATGGATTAACTGGATCTATATTCCTTTTCACTTTACCTAATGTTGGATCAGAAAATCCAACGATCTTAAGATCCAACGTAGGAAGTGTTGATTATGTAAATGGTATAGTAACAATCAATGCTATTAATATCTTAGGTGGAATGGAAAAAGATGGTCAGCAAGTAATTGAAATACAAGCGACTCCATCATCAAATGACGTTATTGGATTACAGGATCTTTATTTGCAACTAGATAATAGTAATAGCACGTTTGAAATGGTTCCAGATCAAATTGCATCGGGAATTGACCCATCAGCTTCTACTTACACCGTATCATCTTCATACTCAAATGGAAACTTAGTTCGCCTTGGTGGAACAGTTGATGTTGCAGAAACAACTCAAACTGCAACTCAGACTACTACAACTAATAGTTCTTTTACAGGAACAACTTCTTCCACAACTTCAACAGCATCCTCTGGGGGATCTGGTGGTTCTACCGGCGGCGGTTATTAATTTAGAGATATAGAAAACAAATGTCAGAAACAAGAATCAAGTTTAGTAACATCGTTAAGAACCAACTTCCAACTTATGTTGAGAATGAGTTTCCTCTTATCTCTGAGTTTTTAAAGCAATATTATATTTCACAAGAATATAAAAGTGGATCTATTGATTTAATTCAAAATATTGATCAATATATAAAACTTGATGAGCAAACTTCATTAAATCATGAAGTTAGTTTGAATGAAGATACTGATGAGTTTGCAACCACAATTAATATTGATCTATCAATAAATCCAAGAGGAACTGAACTATTCCCAGATTCTTATGGTTTACTAAAAATCAATGATGAAGTAATAACATATACTGGAAAAACTGATTCATCTTTTACTGGGTGTATTAGAGGATTTAATGCAGTAACTTCATACCAATCTGATTCAAATCAAGGAGATCTTGTCTTCAGTTCTACTGAAGCATCTGATCATAAAAAAAATGATATTGTAGAAAATTTAAGTTGTTTATTCCTCAAAGAATTTTTAAAGAAAACAAAAATTCAATTTTTACCTGGATTAACTGAAAGACCTTTATCTTCCAATTTAAATCAAAATTTATTCATAAAGCAATCAAAAGATTTTTATACTAGTAAAGGTACTGATCAGGCACATAAAATTTTATTCAAGGCACTTTATGGGGTAAATGTTGAAGTTATAAGACCAAGAGATTATCTATTCACACCATCAAATTCAAATAATTTAGTTACATCTAATTTTTTAGTTGAATCAATTACTGGTGATCCAAACTCTTTAGAAAATAAAACTATATTTCAAGGTAAAAATAGTGAAACATATACCCCATTATATAACATCGAAGAAATTAATGCGGGACTTGGAAAAACTTATTACAAGTTAGCATTTGATGATGGATATAATAGAGACTCTAGTGCTCTTGGTGCAACTAGAGGAAGTTTTAAGATTTCACCAAAAACTCATATAATTGGAAATGTCTCCTCTGGGTCTACAGTTATTGATGTTGATTCAACAATAGGATTTCCAAATTCTGGAGAATTGGGGGTAAAATATCCAAATTCAACTACTTCCAATACTGGAATAGTATCTTACACATCCAAAACTATAACTCAATTTTTGGGATGTACAAATATAGTTGATACAATTATTGATGGAGATACTCTTAATACTTTAGACTATGCATTCACTAAACCGGATAATGAGGTTGAGGTTCGTATAGGATCCGTTCTATCAGGGTTTTCAAAGCAAGACGGAATATTTGATTATAAACCTGGTGATAAGTTTCAAGTAAAAACTCTTGGAATTGAAAATCAATCATTTAAGTTTAAAAATTGGTTATATAATAATTCTGTTAAGTACTCTATTTTAAAAATAGAATTAATTGATAATGTTTCACCCAAAGTATATAAGTTAACTTTAAAAACAGAAAATTATTTAAGACTTGGCGATAATTTAACTATTACTCCATCAAATTCGATTAATTCTTTTGATGCTATTGTTTCAGATATAATTTCATCAAAAGTAATAACAATTAAAACTACAGCAACTCTTAATACTGGATTAGAGCATACTGTAAGTAAAAAAGTAAAAAAAGTAACTTCTGAATATTTTCCTACAGTTGAAAAGTTTCAATCAAATATTCAAAATGTTTATAAGAAAAAATATTCAAATTCTGCTTTAATTGCGACAAATTCATTACCATCATATAAAACACAACCTTTAGTTGTAAATAAAAAGAAAATAACTTTTAGTGGAACCTTTTTAGGTGAAACTTTCAATATTAACAATCATGGATATTATAGTGGAGAATCTGTATATTATACTCCTCAAAAAACCACTGAAAGTGTTGACACTGGTGACGGAGAAACTTCTAATGAAACTACTATCACATCATCTTTATTTGGTGGAGATGCTGGTGGTGAAGGAGTATACTACGTTTTAAGAGTTGATAACAATAATATAAAATTAGCAAAGTCTAATGCAAATTTATATGCATCACAATTTGTTTCTGTAGAGACCTCAACAACTGTTGTTGATAATATCATTGAGGATTCTATTTCAGCTGGAAAACAATTAGAATCCCAAAAACTTTATAGAGAAATTTCTGATCCAATTAACAATGATCTTGTAATTGAGACAAAACCTGGAACTACTGGCGTTTTAATTAACGGTGTTGAAATTTTAAATTATAAGTCAAATGATCTAATCTATTACGGAAGACTGGAGGAAGTTGAAGTAGTTTCAGCTGGATTTGGTTTTGATGTAATTAATCCACCAATTTTAAATGTAAAAGATCCTGTTGGGACCGGAGCAACTGGTTTTCTGGCAGTTAGTGGAAGTTTAAGAAATATACAAATTATCGATCGAGGATTTGATTTTACAGAAGTTCCTATAGTATCAATTACTGGTGGTAATGGATCTGATGCTAGAGCATCTGTAGTTACTAAATTAATTTCTCATTCTGTAGAATTCTTCTCAGATCCAAGTTCTGCAAGAGTTTCATTGGGTGCATCTTTATCCACAATCGGATTCTCAACATATCATAAATTTAGAGAAGGTGAGCAGGTCGTATATAAAACAAGTTCTCAAAAAGGAGTTGGTGGATTATCTACCAACGCAACATATTTTGCTTCTATTGTAGATGCTACAACGATCAAACTTCACAATAATGTTGGAGATTCTATATCTGGTATCAATACCGTTACACTGTCTTTCTTTGGTGAAGGTAAGCACCAATTAGAATGTACATCGAAAAAAGCAGTAATTGACTCTATTAATATTGTTAACAATGGATCTGGATATGAAAATAAAAAAAGATCTGTTACTTCAGTAGGAATTAATACAGCATCAAATATTATTACCATTAGTAATCATGATTATAATTCTGGAGAAATTATAAGATATTCTACTGGTTCTAGTTCTATTGGAGGATTGACGGATGAAAAAGATTATTATATAACAACAGTCGATGTCAATCAATTTAGATTATCTGAAGTTGGAACAATAAATGACAAAGATTTATTTTATAAAACTAAACAATATGTAGAATTAACAAGTTCTGGATCCGGAACTCATCATTTCAATTATCCTCCAATTTCAGTATCTGTTAAGGGACCTGTTGGTATATCAACTGTTACTGGAATTGAGCCAAGTGCTTACCAAAGCACTGTTCAACCAATTTTTACTGGAGAAGTAACTTCAGTTCATTTGTCAAATAAAGGTTCTGGATATGGAACTAATGATATTATCAACTTTAATAAACCACCACAAGTTTCTATTATTTCTGGAGCAAATGCTCAAGCAAAACCAATAGTATCTTCTGATGGAAAAATAATTGAAGTTATAGTAGAAAATGTTGGATCAAACTATACCTCTATTCCTAATATAGAATTATTATCAGATTCTGGAATAGGTTGTGTTTTAACTCCTATTTTTGAAAATGGATTACTCAAAGAAATTGTAGTTGTAGAACCTGGAATTGGGTATGTTGTAGGAGAGACTGAAATATTAATAACTCCAACAGAAGAGGACGCTAGTTTTGTACCAAAATTGCAGACATGGAGAATTAACTTATTTGACAAATTATATAATACAAATCAAATAAAGGATGATGATGTAATTTTAGGTGAATCCTCCAGTAAAAAATATGGACTGCAATGCTATAGTTTATATGCACCTAGAGAATTAAGAAAAATGATTTACTCCATCGCAGAAGGTGGAGAAACTCTTTATGGTAAATCTGATTTAAAGTTAGTAAATTCTCAAGAAACTGAGTTTACTAATCACTCTCCTATACTTGGTTGGGCATATGATGGAAATCCAATTTATGGTCCATATGGATATTCAAAAATTGATGGTGGAGTTGTAACAATAATAAAGTCTAGTTATAGACTCAATCAAACACGTCCTTCTGGACCACCAACAACAGTGTATCCAATTGGAACATTTGTAGAAGATTTTGTTTATTATGAATCGGATGATGATAGTTTTCTTGATGAAAATAATGGAAGATTTTGTATAACTCCAGATTTTCCAAATGGAACTTATGCATATTTTACAACAATAAATGAAAATAATAATGAATCATCTGGGATATTTAAAAATTATAAAATTCCAAAATTCCCATATGTTATTGGAAAAAATTACAATTCAACTCCAATCGATTTTAACTTTAAAGTATCTTCAAATCAAGATGATTACAACATTGAAGATAATGATTGGTGTAGGAATACCATATCATATAATTTGAGGGAAGATGGGATAGACTATCCATACATTTACTTACCAAATAACTTATCACAAACTGGAGAAATTGTTTCAACCAATAGGGGAACACTTCAAAAAATAGAAGTAAAAACTTCTGGAGACAATTATAGAGTAGGGGACACTTTAAATATATCGGATGGTGGAACGACTGGTTTTGGTGCTGCAGGTAGAGTGTCAATACTAAAGGGTAGAAAAGTAAATAATCTTAATGCCACTATTACAAAGGTATCTGGAGTAGAAATTTTTCCTTCTCTTAAAAAAGGAACTTACTTTGTAGAGTCAACCAATCCGCATAATTTAAGACTTCTTGATATTGTTAATGTTGGTGGGATTTCCACAACTTCATCTAAGATTGAAGGAAAATATTCTATTGGTGTTTCAAGTGAATCTTTTTCATTAGTTGGTGTTGGTACTACAGGAACTGCTATTGGGTCAACATCTGTTACTGGAATAGTAACTTTCTTTAATGTTTCTTCTAATTTAATTGCATCAAATATTGCACCAAATGATATTCTTGGTATTGGAACTGAGAGAGTTAAAGTTTTAAACATTGATAAAAAGAACTCTAGATTTAGAGTTCTAAGATCTGTAAATGGGACAGTTGGTGGTATACATACGGTTGGTTCAATTATAACTGAAGATCCTAGAAGACTGACTATCAACAGTGGATTTAAAACATCTTTTACTTTCAAGAGAAATAAAGAGGTATATTTTGAACCATCAGAAACAGTTGGTCTTGGAACAGTTGCGGTTGGTTTAGGAACGGTACTAATTTTTTCATCCTTTGGATTGAATACAGTCGGACTTGGAACAACATCTGGCGCTAGTACCCTTAATGTTCCCCTAAAATCACTTTATGTAAAAAACCATAATTTACAAACTGGTGATATATTAATATACTCTCCAAATGGTGGATCGGGTATTGTTTATAATGAAAATGGAAGAATTGGTATTGCTACTACTTTATCTGATGGGCAACAAGTATTTGTTGCTAAAATTTCTAATGATCTTATTGGTATTGCAACACAAAGAGTTGGATTGGGAAGTACCGGTGGATTTGTCGGTGTGGGGAATTCTTCTTCAACAATTTTCTTTACTGGATTAGGTTCTGGAAATCATCATAGTTTTAAAACTAATTATGAAAAAATTACTGGTGATGTTTCAAGAAGATCAATCAGAGTAGTTACTGATGTCAACCATGGAGTAAAATCTGGTCATAAAGTTGATATTGATGTTGATCCTCAATTTATTAAAACTTACACTGTTAAGTATAATGATACCAATAGAAGAGTACTTGTTGGAATTCAAACTTTTAGTGCAGTTGGAATTAATAGTTCTACGAATAGTATTAATATAGTAGATCATGGATATGAAAGTGGTAACAAAATAATTCATACATCAACTACACCATGTGAAGGATTAGAAAATGATAAAATTTATTATATTGTAAAAGTTGATAATGATAATATAAAATTATCAGATACTTATAATAGTTCGGTTAGTTTGAAACCAAGTATTGTTGGTATATCAAGTACATCTTTTGGTGAACTTGGACTGGTCAATCCTTTAATTTCTGCACATAGAACTTCAACTTTAAATTTTGATTTATCAGATGCTTCTCTAGCATATACTCAACAATCCACTCAATATTCGGCCTTTAAACTTAATTTCTATCTTGATGATAAGTACACTAAACTTTGGGTTACTGATAAAACATCCGGAACTTTTGGTATATCCAGAACAGGAAAATCCGGATTATCAACAACATCAAAAGTAACTGTTTCTATCGGAAAAACATCCCCAGATAGACTATATTATAGATTGGATCCAATTTTTAATAATGATATACCAAAAGAAAAATCTGAAATTATTGTAGATACAACCGTACTTAATAATAATTCAATTATATCAAATAGTAGTGTTTATAATGGTCAGAGAAGAATTTCTATAGCAGGAACTAATTTCTTCACATTCGATTTATATGAAGATCCAGAATCTAATTCTTATGTATCCACTTCTTCTTCAATCACATATACTACAGATTGTACCCACACAACAGGTCCAATATCAAAGGTAGAAGTAACTAGTTCTGGAAAAAATTATGATAGTCTCCCGGAGATATTGTCAGTTAACTCTGTAGATGGAACTAAAGCAGAGTTAGTTTCTATTAGTAACAATATTGGTATTATTGAGAAAGTTAAACTTAATGATATTGGATATGATTTCCCAACAGATAGTACTTTAAAACCAAGTGCTTCTTTACCACAAATTATAAATGTGGATTCATATGCCAAAATTGATAATATTAACATAAATTCTACCGGAAGAGGATATTCATATGCACCAGATTTGATTGTATTTGATGGAAAAACTGGTGAGCAAATAACAGATTTGAGTATTGGGTATTCTCTTGGAGATTCTAATGTAACTATTTTCAGCAATACTGGAGGTATTAATAATTCAACACCAACAATTTTACCTATAAACAACAATAATGGAGTTGGTATTAGTACAGTTGGTTTTAATACAGTTACAAAAGATGTGACAGTTGAAATGTCTGTTGGATTTAGTACTGCTTTCCCATTTGCAGTTGGCGATAAAGTTATTATTGAAAATATTAGTGTTGGTGCAGCGTCAACTAATAGAGGATATAATTCGAAAGATTATGGATATAAATTATTTACTTTGACAAATGTAACTGAAAATATTGGTGGTATTGGTAGTGTTACATATAATTTATCTAATGATTTGATAAATGGAGAAATTCCTGGAATTATGGATTTAATAAATTCATCCGGAATGATAACTCCTGAGAAATTTTTCCCAAGTTTTGATGTTTCATTGGTAACTGGTAACTATCTACCAGGTGAAAGGGTCATATCAAATATAAATGGAAATCAAATAGAAGGTATTACTCAAAGTTGGGATAGAACAACAAAAACCCTTAGGATTTTGTCAAATGATAATTTTGTAGTAGGTGCAAAGTTAAAAGGTTTAACCTCTAATTTAATAGGAGTAGCATCTACAGTAACTTCATATGAATCATATTTCAACACTGACGTTTCTTCATTAATATTCAGTGGAAGTCAATTAGACTCTGGATATTTAAATGATAGTTTACAAAGACTGCAAGATAATGATTATTATCAAAACTTCTCATATGCATTGAGAAGCACTATTGCCTTTGATGATTGGAATGATGTTGTATCATCATTAAATCATACTATGGGATATAAAAAGTTTGGAGATCTTCAAGTAGAGACTTCAAATGAATCCCAACCATTAACTGTTGGTCTTACAACTGGGTTAACTGATATTTCTATAGTTAGTAATCTTTCTGGAGTTATCGACACTAATTGTGTGTTTGATTTTGATATTGCAACAGAAAATAATTTAAACTTTACAAATGAAACTAATGGCATCTTGTCAAATGAAGTTTTCTTTAACAATAAAATATTATCAGACTTTACAGAATCTGTTGGGAATAGAGTTCTTTCTATAGATGATATAAGTCCTCTTTTTAATAGCAATCCAAGATCAACTACATTTACTACTGTAGGCAGTTTCAAACTAAGTGATATTAGATTTAGAAAGTATTTTACATACCTGAGAGATAAAAGATTTACACAAGAGAGACAATCATTAATTGTTGATCTTATTCATGATGGAACTTTTGGATATATCAACCAATATGCCAGAATTGAAAGTGTTTATGATCAAGGGTCTTTCGATTTTGCTATTAGTGGAGATGAAGGTGAGTTAAGATTTTTCCCAATAAAATCTTCGGTAAATGATTATGATATAACTGCTATTTCATATAATTTAAATGATAATTATCTGAGCACTGGTTCAACTTCAATTGGAGGAGTTTTAATAGATTCTGAAAGTGTTATAGTAAGTTCAGGAGTCTCAACTTCGATTGTTAGTATTGGTAATACATATCATTCATTAAAAGTTCTTGTTGAGATTACTCCAGATGTAAGTAATCCATCTTACGGTAATACTGCAACTTTTAATTCTAATGAATTTGAGGCACAAGAATTGAATATTGTTCATGATGGAACAGATGTTTCTATTCTTGAGTATGGAAAATTAACAACTTCTCCTGGCTCTTATTCTTCTACTGGATTTGGAACTTATACTGCATATCTTGATGGTTCAAATATAAAATTAGATTTCAATCCATCTGCGGGAATCGGTACGAATGGAGTAGTCAATACTATAGTAGTGGGACTTTCATCAATTTCTTCTGGTAGTTCAACTCTTGATATGAAACATGCTAGATTAAAATCTAGCACAACAAATATTTTATCTTCGGGATCACCCACTGAAAATGTAATATCCGAGTACCCAAGTCAATCTGGAACGCAAGTTGATAAGTACGACTCTGCATATTGTATGATTCAAGTGCATGATACAACAAATAATCGTTATGAGTTTTTAGAATATATTGTCGTTGATGATCACATTGAGGGAGAAACAGTTTCTGATACATTTGATACAGAGTTTGCTAATATTCATACACACTCCGGTCTTGGTACTTTTGGGTGTAAAGTAATAACGGACTCTGTTGGTCTTGCAGCAACAACTCAAGTATTGTTTACTCCAATATCTGGAATAAATGCCACAGTCCATGTTTATATGAATGCTGTTACAATTGAAGATGATTCAAAACATATTCTGAGTTTGAGTAATGGAACTATAGAAACTGGATATGGTTCTTATACTGGCACCGATAGGGATATCAAGAGATCTTTTGACTTAAAGCATAAGAACGATAGAATCTTCGAAAGATCTTTTAATGGAAGTGATTCCAGCATAGTTAACTTGACTAGTAACACTATTACAATTCCTAATCACTTTTATGTGACAGGTGAAAAAATTGAATATACTTGCCCTGGTATTGGAATTACTCAGTCTATTGGTATTACTTCAACAACTTTCCCTTCCACTGGGGTTACAACATCATTGTTACCACAAACTGGATTATTTGTGGTCAAAGTTAGTGATAATGATATCAATTTAGCTAGAAGTGCGGAAGATGCATTAAAATCAATTCCAGAGGTTCTTAATTTTACATCTGTTGGTGCTGGTTCTTCGCACAGATTTACAGCTACAAATCAAAATCCAAAAGTATTGGTTGCTATTGATAATTTAATACAATCTCCAATTGTTTCTACTGCTGTTACAACAACTTTAGCAGATCAAGTAGTTACAACTGACGAAAATGTAAAATTTACCGGAATAACTTCATTCTTTGGTGGAGACTTAATTCAAATTGGTAATGAAATTATGAAAGTTGAAGGAGTAGGTATTGGCACTACTAATTCAATTAAAGTCCGTAGAGGGTGGATGGGAACAAACATTCTTTCTGGACTTGCGACTGGAGATTTAGTAACAAAAATTGTTGGAAATTATAATATTGTACGCAATTCACTCAATTTTAGTGAAGCACCATTTGGAAATACTCCAATCGGAACTTCCACAAATCAACCAGATGAAAGGGATTTCATTGGAATAACTACAAGTTCAACTTTCCAAGGAAGAACTTTCCAAAGAAGTGCTGCAGACAACACTACTAATGATCCTTATTATAAAAATTATATATTTGATGATGTATCAAATAAATTTAATGGTTTAAGAAACGAATTTACTTTAAAATCTAAAGGTTCTGATATTACTGGAATTTATAATGAAGGAGCAATCATATTAATTAATGATATATTCCAAATTCCTGGAAATTTAAATAATTACACTTTAGCAGAAAATTCTGGTATATCCTCAATATCTTTTGTAGGATCTGAAAGAAATATAACTTCTGATGTTGGTATTAGTAGTTTCCCTAAAGGTGGAATGATTATTTCTGTTGGATCATCAGCAGGTCTTGGTTATCAACCTTTAGTTGCTGCTGGAGGAACAGCAGTTGTTTCTGGACTTGGAACTATTTCTTCTATTAGTATTGGAAATAGTGGATCGGGTTATAGATCTGGTATTCAAACTGTCAATGTTAGTGTTGGCACCTCTAGTCTTTCTGGATCAAACCTGGTTAGAGTTGGAATTGCATCTATCAATAATGGAAACATAGTTAGTATAGCAATTACTAATCCAGGAATTGGATATACATCTTCAAATCCTCCATTTGTAGTATTTGATGACCCACTTTCATATTCAGGAATAGCTTTGACTTACACCTCCGGTTCATCTGGAATAGGAAGTGCTGCAACTATTGACATTGTTGTTGGGCAAGGATCTAGCGTAATTGATTTTGAAATAAGAAACACTGGGTATGGATATGGTAATGGCAATATATTGACGATACCTTTTGGAGGATCTATAGGAATTCCAACATCTTCTTCTTTTGTATCATCAAATCAATTTGAATTAACTATTCAAAAAGTTATTAATGATGAATTTACTGGTTGGTCTTTGGGTGTTATAGAAACTCTTGATGATATATCCGATTATATTGATGGAACTAGGATCGACTTTCCATTATTAAGATCCGGAGTTCCAATATCTATTCTCAAGTCTAAAGGTTCTAAGATTGAACTTGATCAATTACTTCTAGTTTTTGTTAATGGAATACTTCAAATTCCAGGATCATCTTATATTTTTAATGGTGGAACTCAAATAACATTTACGGAACCTTTAAAGATTGGTGACACACTTAAAATTAATTTTTACAAAGGAAGTGGAGATAACCTGGATATCATTGATAGAGAAGTTATTGAAACAATAAAGTATGGAGATTCCGTTGAGTTAAATTATGATCCAGATAAAAATCAACAATCATATTTACAAGAGAATCCTAGAACAATAAGCACAATTACAAGTGTTAATTCATCTAAAACTCTTCCATATTTTGGACCAGGAACAACTAGAGATACTACTTTAGAAAGACCTATTACTTGGTGTAGACAAACTGAAGATAAAATTATCAATGGACAAGAAGTTGGTAAAGATAGAGAAATCTATGAACCAGTTATTAATCCAACAGCAAATATTATTAATAGTGTTGGTATTGGATCAACCATAATATATGTTGATAGACTAAGACCTCTATTTGATCTCAATAATGAAAATGCTGATTCTAATGCCAGAGAAACATATAGAAGGCAGATTACATTAATGTCCTCTGAGACTACTGTAGGTGCTTCTGCAACTGCTATTGTATCCACTGCGGGTACGATTGCTTCAATTGCTATAAACAACGGTGGAGTTGGTTATTCGACGGCACCAGACGTTAGTATTGGTATAGGGTCTACCACAGCAACAGCAACATCAACAATCACCAATGGAGTTGTTACTGGAGTTACTATTATCAATCCTGGCGGGGGATACGCTCAAACTAACCCACCATTAGTTCTTATTGGTCCACCAGTAAAACAAACTGAAACAAATGATGTATTAAATTCTCAATATTCTGGTGATTCTGGTGTAGTTGTTGGACTTGGAACAACATCTGTAGGTGTTGGATCAACGGGAATGATATTCCATCTTCACATTCCATTTACTTCCGAAATGAGAAATACTGATTTAGTAGGAACTGCAGTAACTTTAAGTGGAATATCCACTGGAGATTACTTTATCGTAAGAAATTCCAATTTAGGAGTAGCCACTACAAGTATAACTTCTCTTGGGACAGATAATTCCACAATAATTGGAATTGGATCTGAATTTATTGATAATGTATATGTTGTCAACTCTTCAGAATTAATAACTCAAAATATTTCTGGAATCAGTACAACAGTTGTTAAAGTAACTGTAAATACTAATATCAATCCTAATGGAATTTCTGGATTATCAACCGCTGAATTCCTTGGTGAATATTCTTGGGGTAAGGTTATCTTAACTGGAAGAACTAAACAACTTTCTTATCCAGCAAATACTTTATCTGGAATTGGAACAAATGAATTAACAGGAATATCAACCTCTTCTAAACTTTATAGAACCAAGTATATAAGGTTTAAAAAATTCACATGATTATCTGTAATAAATAATAAAAAAGTCTGTCAAAATGGCTGCCATTATAACTGATCAAGTTAGAATATTAAACGCAAAGAATTTTGTTGCAGGAATTGCAAATCAAAGTAATTCCTATTATTCTTTTGTTGGTCTTCCAAATCCAACTGATTATTCTTCCACCTGGAATGATTCTCCACCTGCACCAAAAGATAATTTTGATCAGGAGAATGATTATTGGGATTCAATGATTGCTCTTAAGAGAATCAATTCTACCGATGTTAGGCAGGTTGTTCCTAAAAGAACTTGGTCTTCAGGAACTACTTATGACATGTATCGACATGACTATAGTAGAATTAATATTGCATCTGTTTCTGGATCAACTAATTTATATAACTCAAATTTTTATGTTTTAAATAGTGATTATAGAGTTTATATTTGTCTCCAAAATGGAACTAATCCAGAAAATACACTTGGTAGACCCTCTTTAGATGAGCCAACATTTGTTGATTTAGAACCAAAATCAGCTGGAACCAGTGGTGACGGATATATTTGGAAATATCTATACACTATTAAACCAGCAGACATTGTTAAATTTGACTCCACACAATTTTTACCTGTTCCTAACAATTGGAGCACTAGTAACGATACTTCTTTAGTTAGAGAAAATGCTGTAGATGGATCTATCAAAATTGCAACAATAAAAAATCGTGGGGTTGGA